TAGGTGTTAGTTCACTTTTTGACTTTAATAAGATGCTATAAAATGCAATACGATGTTTAATAAAAGGAGATACTATGTCAACATCATTAGATAAACTACGCGCAGCAATGGAATCTGCGTCTCCAACTCAAGGAGAAAAAAAGTCCTATTCCGATGATCGATTTTGGAAACCCGAACTTGATAAATCAGGTAACGGTTTTGCAATCATTCGATTCCTACCAACCCCCGAAGGTGAAGAAATGCCATGGGTCTCATATTGGGATCACGGCTTTCAAGGGCCAGGCGGATGGTATATTGAGAAGTCTTTAACGACTCTTAATAAACAAGACCCTGTGTCCGAGTACAATACTCAGTTATGGAACACTGGGATTGAAGCCAACAAAGAGATTGCAAGGAAACAGAAGCGTAGACTTCATTATGTTTCTAATGTCTATGTTGTTTCAGACCCTAAGAATCCTGATAACGAAGGTAAAGTATTCCTTTACAGATACGGTAAAAAAATCTTCGAACAGTTGAAGGAAGCAATTAGTCCAGCATTTGAGGACGAGAAAGCTATCAATCCTTTTGACTTAAGAGGAGAAGGTGCAAACTTCAAAATCAAAATCAGAAAGGTTGATGGTTATTGGAACTACGACAAGTCTGAGTTCGATTCAGCTGCACCACTTTTTGATGACGAAAATCAGTTGAATGATATATATACTTCTGTTCATTCGTTGTCAGAAATTATATCACCTAGTGAGTTCAAGTCTTATGA